AAGGAATCCTAGGTAGTGGGCGTCGATGCGAGAGTGGAAACGCCCACTTATAAAATATGATTGAGAAGTTTAAAAACATATTTGAAGGATTAGACCGTGCACATGGTGTCACTATTGTAGGTGAGTCAAACGGTAATGGTACAAAAGTAAAAGGTAAATCTTTTGTAAAGAGAGAACCTATTACTGATGAACTGTGGCAAAAACATTTAGATGGCAAAGACAGTTTAGGTGTAATACCAATTAATGATGACAACAAATGTAAGTGGGGTTGCATAGACATTGACTCTTATGCAGGGTTTGATCATCAAAAACTTATAAACAAAATTAAACAATTTAAATTACCACTAATAGTATGTAGATCAAAGTCTGGTGGTGCACACGTATTTTTATTTACAAAAGATTATGTATCAGCAAGTTTGATGCAAGATAAATTAAATGAGATTAGATCTGTTCTAGGTTATGGTGGATCAGAAGTTTTTCCAAAACAAAGAGAATTAAAATCGAAAGATGATACAGGAAATTTTCTTAACTTACCATACTTTAATTGTAGTAATACAACAAGATATGCCTTTCTTGAAAATGGCGAAGCTGCTACACTAGACAGTTTTTTTGAATTACAAGAAAGATATAAACAAGACGACATCAGCACAATAAAAGTTAAAAGACCAGAGACACCATACTCTGATGGTCCACCATGCATAGAACTTATGGTGCAAAACAAAGTTACGGAGGGCGGCAGAAATAATGCATTATTTCATTATGGTGTGTACGCTAAATCTAAATGGCCAGAAAACTGGAAATCTAAAGTAATAATGTTTAATGAATCTGCAATGGCTCAACCACTGTCGGATACAGAAGTAAATATTATTACAAAGCAACATGAGAAAAAAGACTGGGGGTACAAGTGTAATGATCAACCAATGTGTAGTTTATGTGATAAAAAATTATGTAAGTCTAGAAAATTTGGTATTGGTCAAGAGGCTATATTTCCTAATTTAACAGACCTACAAGTTGTTAATTTAGAGGAGCCGTATTATTACATGAATGTAGATGGCGATAGATTATATTTAGATTCAGCAAAACATTTAACTAATCAAAGTTTATTTCAAGAAGAGTGTGTAAAACAGTTACGATTTAATCCACCAACCTTAAAAACAAATGATTGGAAAAAGTTAACAAACATGTTGTTAGAAAATGCCGAAGTAACAGAACCAGCAGAAGGCACAAGCACCAAAGATATATTAAAAAATTATTTAGAAGACTACTGTTTAAACAGAATACAAAAAGATAAAATAGATGAAATAAAAACAGGCGGCACATTTACAGATGAAGGTTTTCATTATTTTGTGTTTGATAATTTTTACAATAAATTTTTACTTAGAAATCATTGGAAAATACCTTATCAAAGAACATCACAAATGCTTAGAGATAATTTAAAATGTTTTACTAAACGTGTTACAAAAGCAAAAATATCAGTTTTTGTAGTTCCACAGTTTGATAAAAAAGAAGACAACTACAAAGAAAAAAGCTACGTAAAGAAATATAATTACTAATGACACATATAATTTTTGGACCACCAGGAACAGGAAAAACAGAAAAATTAATAAGAAAAGTAGAAAGTTACATACGCAAAGATGTTGACCCGGCTAAGATAGGATATTTTACATTTAGTAAAAATGCTACCGAAGAAGCTCAAAAAAGAATGTTTAAAAACTTTGGGTTAACTTTTGATGAGTTACCTTACTTTAGAACTCTACATTCTTTAGGATTTAAACAGTTAGGGTTTGATAAAACGAAAGTAATGAAAAACGAACACTACAAAGAGATAGGTAAAACTTGTGGAATAGAAGTTAAATATGCATCGTGGAACGAGGATGAAGGAGGTATTTTTCATTCTGATTGTCCACACTTATCTTTAATAGAACTTGCAAGATCAAAAAATATTTCAATCGAGGAGCAATATAATAAAAACGAACACAGTGAAGATTTAGATAAAACAGAAGTTTTAAGATTTGCAAAAGAAGTAAATAATTTTAAAAGAGATAGACCGGGTATGGTTGATTTTACAGACATGATAAATCAGTTAGTAGAATTAAAAAAATTTCCTAAATTAAAAGTTGCTTTTGTTGATGAAGCACAAGACTTATCTTTAATGCAATGGAAACTTGTTGAGGGTATAAGAAATAACTCAGAGATGTTATATGTTGCGGGTGATGATGATCAATGCATATACAAATGGAGGGGAGCGAGTGTAGAAAGTTTTTTAAATTTAGAGGGTAGTAAAGAAATACTTACAAAATCTTACAGAGTTCCTGAAAAAGTATTTAATACTGCTGATAAGATAATAAATAGAATACCTAAAAATAAAAGAATTCAAAAAACATGGATGCCTACAGATAAAAAAGGTTCAGTTGATTACCATGATGATATATCACAAATAAAATTTTCAAGTGGAGAGTGGTTGGTATTAGGTAGAGACAGGTGGAAATTAGATGAATTTGAACAACATTTTCAAGACAACAATATTTTTTATGAAAGATCTAAAAAACATAATCCTTTGCAAGATAAATTTGAGGTCATAGATTTATATGAAAATAAATTAAGACAGGGACAATATTTATCTTACGATGAATGTCACAGTATAAAAAAGAAAATGTTAAACAAACATTGGACTAATAAAATGTTTAAAGCAATGGTTCCAAACAAAATGTACAACATAGATATGCTTAAAAAAGACTTTGGTTTAAACACAGATGAACGTTGGCAAGTAGCTTTGTCAAGAATAGGTGAGAACGATACAATTAAAATAGAAGATTTATTAAAAAAAGGAGAAAGTTTAATTAAAGGTGCAAGAATAAAACTAGCAACAATACACGGTGTTAAAGGTAATGAAAAACAAAACGTTGTATTACCTTTGTGTTTATCTAAATCTTCTTTAGAGGCTTATGAAAAAGATTCTACAGATGAACATCGTTTAATGTATGTAGGAGCAACAAGATCTAAAGAATCCTTACATATAATATATCCAAAAAAGGGAGGTTATCAAATATGAGTAAAGTATGGGACAAACAACACGGAGGATCACACTATCAAAAATATAAAATTCAACCTAGCAAGTTTGTAGTCGAGAATGAATTGCTATATCCTGAAGGTTGTGCTATAAAATATATAATAAGGCACCGTGACAAGGGAAAGAAACAGGACTTATTGAAAGCAATACATTTTATAGAGATGATAATAGAGAGGGACTATAATGAAACCGATATTTAAACCACAAACAGAGTGGCTACCACCAGAGTCTTTTCCTGATCTATCTAAATACAGTGAAATAGCAATCGACCTGGAGACAAAAGATCCTGACTTAAAAACCATTGGATCTGGATCTGTTGTGGGTCGAAGTAAGATAGTTGGTATAGCTGTGGCTGTACAAGACTGGAAAGGTTATTATCCAATAGCACACGAAGGTGGTGGTAATATGGACATTAGAATGGTTCTAAAGTGGTTTCAAGATGTGCTAAATACAGATGCAATTAAGATATTTCATAACGCCATGTATGACGTATGTTTTATTAAAGCTGCAGGGCTTAAAATTAACAGAAGAAAAAGAATGCCTATACAAAGTAAAAAAAGAAACATCAATAGATGTTCAAATATGGGCTGCACGTTCAATAGAGAAAGTTTTTCAAAAACTGAACCTACCATATGACCTAACCGCAAAAACAAATTCTCCATCATTTACTAAAAACTTTCTGCAGAACCACCCACACCCAATGGTAAAGTTGATAGCTCGTGCTAGAGAAATAAATAAATCTCATACTACATTTATTGATACCATACTAAAGCATCAACATAAAGGTAGAATACATGCAGAGATAAATCAGATTAGATCAGATAGTGGTGGCACAGTAACTGGTAGATTTAGTTATAATAATCCTAACTTACAGCAGATACCAGCACGGAACAAGGAACTTGGACCACGGATCAGAAGTTTGTTTATACCAGAAGAGGGTTGTAAGTGGGGTTGTTTTGATTATTCACAACAGGAACCACGTCTTGTTACACACTACGCTAGTCTTGATGGACTCTATGGTGTAGACGAAGTATTAGATTCATACAATAGTGGTAAGGCAGACTTTCACCAGATTGTATCTGACATGGCTAACATACCAAGATCACAGGCAAAGACAATTAACTTAGGTTTGTTTTATGGTATGGGTAAAAATAAATTACAAGCAGAATTGGGTGTATCAAAGGAAGATGCTGAAGATTTGTTTAGAACGTATCATGACAAGGTGCCATTTGTAAAAATGTTAATGGAGAGTGTAATGAGTAGAGCACAAGACAAAGGTCGTGTTAGAACTTTACTGGGTCGTAGATGTAGATTTAATTTATGGGAGCCAAATCAATTTGGTATACACAAAGCATTGCCTCACGAAGAAGCACTCGCGGAACACGGACCAGGGATTAAAAGAGCATTTACATACAAAGCATTAAATAAATTAATACAAGGATCAGCTGCTGACATGACGAAGAAAGCCATGGTTGATTTGTACAAAGAGGGTATCATACCACATATACAAGTGCACGATGAACTTGATATATCTGTTGATAACAACGAAGATAAGATAAAACAAATTATGGAATCTGCTGTTGACTTGGAAGTACCAAACAAAGTAGACTATGAATCTGGTCCTAATTGGGGCCAAATAAAATGATAAA